TGCCTTGTAGGTGATGCGCACTTCGCCGCCTGATTCGGCGAGTTCGCGCATCAGCGCCTCGGGCATGGGCGGCAATTGGCCCGCCATGTTCGCCATGTCGAGTTCGCGCTCGATCACGGTCGATAGGAATTCAGACTGCTCGCGCCCCATCGTCGGCCCGAGAAGCTGGCCCTTTTCTTGAGCGCGAAGCAACGCCTCTGTAGCCGTGATCTGCGGCTTGTCCACGAGGATTTGAAAGAGCGTGATCCAGAAGGCGTCATTGACCGCGGTCCGCCGGTCCTGGGTCAATTCAAGGGTGACGACCGGGTCGCCTTCAGGGCGCATCGGGTGGATGAGCGGCTCGCCGTCCGCTGTGACGTAGCCGTAATTCAGCGCCTTCGGGTCGAGTTGGAACGGCTGAAGCGAACTCTCATCCGCCACCAGGAACGGCGGTTCGAGCCGAAACTGCGCCTCACGGATCAAGCTCTTGCTCATCTCGTTGAGCATGAGCACGTCGCGCAATACGATCATCGCTGGCGAGCGGCCGTAAGTCTCGCGCGGCCCGGTGGCGTGGCGGCCGACCGCATACGGGAACGTTCGAAACCCGCCTTCTTTCACGAGCTGGCGCGCCTCGCACATGACATAGCAGGACTTGTATTGCATCCCGCGCCAGTCGAGCCGTCTCGGGTCAACCTCTTCGTTCGGGTAAACGGCGTGGATGAAGTCGAACTCCTGCATGTCGCGCTTGGCGGTGATGGCCGTCTGCACACGCTCCGGCATGATCCAGCCTTCGTCGCGAACCTTCTGGGCGACCTGATAGGCCTTGAGGCTGAACTTCCTGTGCAGGCGGTCGATAAGTCCCTGGTGGTTCTCCCCGAAATAGACCTCGCTCATGTGCAGGCAGCGATAGCGGAAGTGTCGGCCGATCGCTTCGTCGACATAGACGCAGCCCGAGCCGAACGCGCCGTCGCTGATGTGATACTCGTGAATGCCGGTCGCAAAGCCGGTCATCGGCGCATAGCGCAGGCCGAAGAGCTTGTCCGTCCCGGCCTCGAAATACTCCTTCACGTCTTCGCGCTTGTTGAGCGCGTCCGATGTGGTTTCAATGCCATGCCACTGTTCTGTGTCCGGCGTGATGAGACTGTCGCGCGCTGCGGCGTATTTCTCAAGGGCCAAGAGCGGCGTGGTGTCAAATACCTTCTCGCCGCGAAGTTCGGCTTGGCTTAGGGTCTGGCGCTGGAAGAAGTCGCCTCGAGGAAAGCACACTTCGGCGATCGAGCGCCAGAGGCTATCCCAATTGGCGCGCTCGGTCTCGTAATCCGCCTGGCGCCGCAGAATGTCGTCGGCCTTGCTCTGGCCGTCGGAGGCGGACCCATCATAGGCCACGGATCACCCGCCCAGCAGCGTCTTCATAGCGACGCTGGGCCGCGCCGTCTCTGAAGGCTTGGTGTAGATGTTGCGCATGCGGCCCTTGCGGCGGGCGGCCTTGCGCGAAAACTCTTCCCGGCGCGCAGCCTCGTCGATCGTGGGCGGAGGCGGAGGCGGAGGCGGAAGGTTGATTTCCGGCATCTTCGGCTTCGTCATCATCTGCTTCGTCAGCGAAGCGGATGTTCCGAAAAGCATCTGTGAGGGCGAAGGGAACAGGTTCCCAAGGTCAGGTAGGGCCATGCCCGCCATTATGTGCGGCGCCGGGCGCGCGCGGGGTTCAGCCGAGAATGCGGCCGGATGCACCGGCGTGCGTGGGCCGAGCGCGCCTGATGTGTTGCTTGGCGTGGCGCTTCATCATGATGGCATAGCGGGAGGAGGAGATCACGTCGTCCGCGAGCTTAACAATGAGACCATCCTTCCTATAATATTGGCGCTGCTCGGCGCGCCACTCCATGCATGTGCGCGCCACTTTGAGCCGTCCGGTCTGCAGGCGATCCAGCATCTCCGAGATGCCGGCCTCGACGCCGACGCCGCCGTCCGGAAACGTCGCGCGCTCGGGCAGCATTTTGAGCCCCTGAGCCTTATATTGCTTCGCCAGTTCTTCGCCTGAGCCCTTGTCGTGCTGCAAGCCGTCATGCGGCCAGGCCCACGGCAGCCATTGCGTACCGTCTGGCGCAGCGCCCCACGGCTTGATCGCCGCGGCGTGGATGACCGGCGTCTTGAGCCGCACCGCGAACGTCTTGTGGACGATGATCAGGTCGGAATCCTTGTCCCAGGTCAGGTGGGACGCGCCGAACGGATGATCGTAGCCGAAATCCATCCCGCCGATGTGAAACCAGTGAGACGGAATCTCCGCCATCGGGTCGATGAGCCAGTCCTGCTCATGCACTGGCAAGACAAGACCCGACCCCAGCACCGGAATGCCCTTGGTGCGCGCATCCCGTTCGTGCTCGGGATACGACGCCACAATGCGGGCGATGTCCTCGGGCGTATAGTGCTCGGCGTCTTCAAGCTCCATGGTGACGAGGCAGCGTTCGCGGGCGCCCTCAGCATCAGGATCGGCAAAGATATTGACGAGCGCCGTACCGCCCATGAGCGGCGTGAACGTGATGAAGACAATGCCGTGTGTGGCGTTTGTGCGCGTCAACGCCTCGGTGTAAATCTCCATCGGGCACTCTTCGTCCAGGTGGACGAGGTGGACCGTGTTGGCCTGCCATTTCTTGCGGCCCTGAGCGTAGGCCTTGAACAGGAGCGTAGAATAGCCGCCCGATGCGTGCTTGATCGTCACGCTGTCGATGACGTTGGGCGTTCCCATTCCGCGGGACCAATCGACGATAGCGTCGGCTGGGATGAGTCCGGTCCCCCACATATCCTCGTTGTCAGGCGGACCCATGAGGAGCCGCTGAACGCCGTCTCGCGTCAGCTCGGCGGTTTCCGAGCCGACCATGGCGACGATAGGGTGATCGAACCGCTTGCCTTCCCACCAGTCCGGATAGCGGCCCGTGAGGTGCATCGCGTCTTCGGCGCAGCCGGCGAGGCTCTTGCCGACCTGGTTCGCAGCGCGAAGCATACGCTCACGATAAGCCGTGCCCGCCGCATGGAACTCGCGTTGCTTGGCGTAAGGCCTATATGAGCCGAGACGGTTGCGCTCCGTCCGGCGCTTCTTCTCCGCGAGCGCTTTCGCCAAGTCCAATTTCAAGGCTGATGGCGTTGGCGAGAGCGCGGATGCGGCGGTCGAGTTCGTCATCGCTCATTTCTTCCAGCTCGCTCACCTGCACCTTGACTTCCTTCGGCAGAATCGAAGCGGCGACCTTGAGGTAGTCCTGCGGGCGTTCTTCGCGGACCTGCTTGATTGCAGCCTTGCCATGCTCCTCCCAGTCGTCGAGAAAGTCGGTAAGGAACGCCTCGCCGAACTTCCCCCGTGAGCCTTTCGGGCGCCCGGCTGGATTGCCGGATTGACCTGGCCGCCACAAATGCGCGGGGCGGGGCGCTTCGGCCTGTAAAGCTTCTGTAGCATCAGAGGCCTTGGCTTTCGGCTTTCTGCCGGCTCCGTCTCGCTTCCCGCCTCTTTGATTTCCGGCCACCGTTTGATTTCCGTGTTTGAATTCCGAGAAATCAAATATAGCCTCACGCGGCCTTGCGCGGCGTTGAAGTCCACTTGTCGAGCACCTTCTTGCGCAGATCTTCGGGAAGGTTCTCGCAGGCTTTGAGGACGGCTTCGGGGACGGAGGGCTTGGGCTCGAGCGCCTTTTCGTGCGTCTTGCGGGCCTGGCGGATGGTTTGGATGGCTTGGGCGGCTGCTCGAGCGGCCTCCAATTCGGCCAGGCAGATGTTAATGAACGCGCCGGAGTCGACACACATGTATCGGTCTGTGCCCTCGATGAGGTCGTCCATCATCGCATCGAACTCTTCATCGTCAGCGACGAGGTTGCGGATGAAGGTCAGGTCATCGGCGATGACGCCGCGGTCAAGCCCGAAAATCTCCTTGAGCATCCATATCTGATAGTCCTTGCCCTGGAGGTAGTATAGAACGGCCCTGCGCACGGAAAGCGCATCGTCTCCGCTTCTCGCCTTGAGAACCCTGCGCGCAGAGACCTGAAGAGCTTTGGCGATCAGGTCCGCGGCGCGCTTGGCATAGTGCCTGAGCTCTGGCTCGACATAACGATGAGCTTTCTTGGGGGCTGGCTCATCATCAGGACACCCGTTGTCGGATTTGGAGACGTAGCGGTCTGAGGCTGGGATCATGCT